CTTTGGCTTCGGTACTTCTGGAGTTATCAGTATCCAGTCAGTTGGACCCCCAACTACTAAAATCGCACACATTAGTATTAAGCTGGTCATTATCCGAAACCCTCCGATCTTAGCTGGCTCTGGCCCTGGTTGGACCCGAGTTGAGCCTGCTGGTTAAGTAGCTCGTCCTCATTGAACACCTTGCCCACTTGTCCCGGCTGGCCGTTCTGTAGCGTCGCCGCCAGCGGATTCTGCACCTGTCCTGGGCTGCCGCCCTTAACCACGCCCTGACTCCCCTCGGGGGATGGACCGGCGAGCATGACCTGCTGTGCCCGGAACTGGAACGTGGGATCGTCCCACACCTCGTCCATCCACTCAATGCCACGTAGCTGAGCCATCTTCTCGACGTATCTCTGCACGTTGAACGGCAGCCCGATATTGAACGCGGCCTGAGCAGCCGAAAACGCGGCAGGTAGTATTTTGACGCCGAAGTCCATCGCTTCAGCGAACCTCGAAGCCTGGTCCTTACGACTCATCGACTCCGACTGAATGGTGTATGTGAAGTGCAGGTAGTCTCCCCGGCGTGCTTCGGGGGTAAGGAACACCTGTACCTCTTCGACTCGCTGCGAATCTACCATGTTGATCCGGCCGTCCGGACCTTGTGCGAACTGAGCCGGGATTTGGTCACGCCGAATCAGCGGAACCTCGATCATCGGATCAGCGTGCCAGTACCACACACGTTTACCGGCTTCCTTAGCTACCGCGATATACGTTAGCTCCTTGGAATCCTCCAACCCTACGTTCGCGTTTGCTTGTAGCTGTCGTGCCTCCGTAGCCGAACCCACACCCTGTTGAGGTGTTCCCGAAAGAGCGTCGGGGTTCGCAGCCATCATATTGAACCAGTTGGTCAGTTGGTTGAGGTGAATCTCATTGCTGGACTGCTGCCCACCCAACGACCGAACCTGAACACTGTCTGGATCATCAGTTGCGATACCATCGCCGTCTGCTGCGTCACGCATGGCTTCCGCGTCGTCTGCGGCGGAGGGTCGATAAACAACCACGTCCTTCTGCCGCTTAGCCTGCTCGATTATCTTCTCTGCCATCTCGTTAGCGAGCATGTGAATGTCATTCCACACACCTACCTGCGGTACAGGCAGCGGATTGCCGGGCATAGGAGGACTCAACGACAGTAACGTGTACGGCCCTTCTTTGGGACCATAGTAGTCATCAACCCGAAGGTAGTCGTCGAACTCAACGTCGCGGTCGGCTGGGATAGTCAGGATGATATTTGATTCCGGCACCCACAGTTCTGCGATCTCTACCTCGTCCATGAATTGACCTTCACGGGAACCCGTGAGTGCGTTCTTAGACAGGTCGGCCGCAGTTCTCTTGGCCCTGGTCTCGCCTACACGCGGAAGCTGCTCAATGAACTCGTTGTTGTACAGCCCACTCTCCAACAGGTTGCGGCGAGCCACACGAATCTTGTCCCCCATCCACCGGGCGTCCTTGAACATGTGCTCCATCGAATCAGGATCGACTACGAAGTTATCGAAGTCCACATTCTCGGTGAACACTGTACCTGCGTCGATACCCTGGTCGTCGTCGAACACGTACACGCTGTCGGACTCTGCGATGCCGGTCTTCATAATACCGAGAGTGAAGATAGCGTCAACGATCATCACACGAATCTTATCTCGCATGTCTTGAATTTTGTCGTCGTACTCCAGGGCCAGCCCAAGAATCTCACCGTAGGGACGGGACGCAAGGAACCTGGACTCCACGGTGTGTTTCGGGTAGTTCATGGCGATGTTAGGAACCAACGTTCTAACCGCGTGATAGATCAGGTTGATTGCCTCGGCACCGACCTTACCTAACGCCTGATCGTAGTACGGTCCTTTGTAGTTACGAAGGAACATTAGCCGTGCGGCCTGGAAATTCTTGAACCGATCTAAACCGCGAACGTAGTGTTCTTGTACGTCGCGTGGTGATACTTGTTCCATATTACTCATTGCATACTCCTTGCCCGATTATTTTGTGAAGTTAAACGTCTTGGTTTTCACCGACGCTTTCCTCTTTCTCTGATAACTCTTTAGCCTACCGCCCACACTGTACTCTGACTTAGAGCGTTCCGTGTTAGGCCGAATCTGGCCCCTGTTCTCCGTCCCCATTACGCACAGCATGTCCGCAATAACGCGGTCCCCGTGCGTCTTCCTGGCACTCTCAGATTCTTCAAGTAGGTCAGCCGGTCCACACCCGCCGCCGTCATATCGAATGTAGGTGAGTGCTTCGTCAAGTGCTGAGATGCTGTGGTTGATAAACCCTCCCAACGCATACGCACGTTCCAGCATACCGAGCCCGATGGCTTTCTTAGTCTGGTCTGAGTGCCATCCATACTTCTTGCTCCGCTTCTGTGCAACCGTACTCTTGTTGCGATCGAAGTACACCGATGGGTACTTGTAGATCGTCATAAGCTGATACCCAAAGTCGATACCAGGATTACCGTTGTTCTCCCAGACGATGAACGGGAGCTTGGTGCCACCGAACCAAATAGCCGCAGCACACGCGATACGGGCCAACTCATATGGCTTCGTGTTGGCGTCCGCGAACTCAGCTACCTTCTCACTGGTCTGGTCACACATGACTGAGATCACCGAGTTAGAAGCTCCTTGGCCCATAGAGATATCGATCCCGAAGGTGTACGTCCTGTTCTGTTGAGGACGGCCGTGGTTAAGGTTGCACCACAGATTCCATGACCCTCGCGGAGTGAATGCGATATGGTCACGGTTACGTTTGCAAATATCATCAACCACGTCGCCGTCCGAAGTACCTTTCTTAAAATCGATCCTAACTTTACGCTTCGGCTTGCGACCGTAGATTTTCTTGTGCATCTCGATACTCACCGCATCGAATATGGTGTTACCCGAGCCTACGTGGTCCATGTCCACTTCGATCGCCAGTTCCTTCGGCGTACTCGTTGCGGCTTCCTCGTCGTACCACGGGGATCGAATCTTCCACCTACCCAGTTCGTCCTGGTGCGTGTACCTGCGATACCCCTTCTCAGGATGCTCCCACCACGGGAGAATGAACACTGGAATCTGGCCAGACATTCTCCACTTTGAGTACGTCGTGCCGGGGCCGTTAGGTGTAGAGCAGACTAATCGACATTTAGCAACTGCCTTAGTAGACCGTTTGATCGACTCGGCATGTTCCATCTTGGCCATTTCGTCAAGGAAGATGGAGTGGCGACGGTCAGATGAACCGGCTGTCGCATTGGCGGACTCGCCCTCGATACGAGTGTTGTTGTCCAGGTTAACGATGGACATCTTCGTGCGTGCCATACGCGGGACCATCCAGCGGGGCAAGCGGTTCAGGATGTAGTCCAGTTTACCGAACAACGTACCGGGGGCAGCCAGTTGGCCGTATGGGTAGTGGTGGAATCTACCGCCCCCCACCTTATCCACCGAGTCTTCCTTACGTGACAGGAGCAAGTGGTCCTCATCAGAACGGAAGATCAGCCTATGCACATACAACGCGATGTGGCACCACGTCGCACCCATCTCACGAGACTTATCTGTGAGCAGTGATTTACGTAGGCTGACGCACTGTTCGAGTTTGGTCATAAGCTCGTCTTGGATGGGCCACGTCACAAACGGTAGGTGAGTTTCTAGCTCCTCTACCGTAAGCAGTGCGTTCTTCTCCTCATCATCGAAGATTCGCTTCGTGAAGCAGAACATATTCATAAAGTATAGAATCGACTTCGAGCACGCAGTGTATAGGTCACGCTGCAATAGCTCGTCCGTCTCAGCCATCTCCATGATAGTAGCCCTAAACTCCAGGTTCTTGTCGGGGTCCTTCGGGACAACCAGACCTGTAATGGGGCATACCCACTCGGCCGGAAAGTCCGGAAAGTCTTCCGCTAGAACTGGAGCTTCGGCAAACTCATTCGCCATTGTCGTCTTCTCGCTTAGCCAACTTGTTCAAACGTTGTGTAGACAGAGCACGAACCTCTTCCGCTGCCGTCATACGTCCGCTGTCATCAGGCATAGCTGCCGGAACGCCGCCTTCACGACGACTCCACAACAACTCTTTCGCCCAACGCTGCGGCTTGTGATGGACTTCTTTCTTCTGGCCGGGGTTCTTAGGGTCGTCTTCCATCGTCGCGTGCCCGAGGGCTTCCAACCACACCTGCCGAACCAGCGTCTCGTCCTTCGATACAGGATCACCGTCGTTATTGATCGTGTGAATCTCTTCACCGATCTGGACAGCTAGCTCCGTCAACTTTTTAGTCCATACCTTAGCCATGATTATTGACCTGGGACCTGTGACTCACGCCAAGAAGGACGAACGCCTTGCTCGTCTATCGTGCGGATGTAACCTTGAACCTTAACATCGACCACACCCACGGGGGCTACGACCCACAACGTACCTGCCAGAACACCCGTCTTGGGTGGACCGATCTCACCGGCGAACCCACCGTTGGCCGCATACGTGCCGCGTACAATGGCCTCGTTCGTACCAAGGGTAGCATCAGCCCCGGCCAGAAGGTACGAATCCCCCCCTGCCGCAGTGATGATCTTAGCCCATGTAATCTCAAGATACTCATTAGCCTTGAGCGTGTATGCTACGGACGTAGCGGGGCCTGATTCGTAAAGAGGCACTGCCACTCCCGAAGACGCATCGGTACTGTGGACTTCCGCTTCAAATTCTCTTCCTTCGTTCTTCGACGCCATACTAAAACTCCTTATCGTTTATTCCTGAAAAAGTTCATAATAGTCCGCTTCGTAACAACAGGAGCGGTAATTGGATTGTTGTCGTGGTCAGTTTCGGTAATTTCGATGGATGTTTTAGTGCCTTCATTAGCTTCCACCTCCTCAAAGAACACACCGGCAAACGTGTTGATGTCATCCCGAACCGCTTGAATGAGGACCTCATCCGTTGCTGTCAATTCGACCCCAGGCGTGACGGCCATAACCGTACACACCTTGCGAACTTCATCTAAGGGACGGTTCAATGCCCTATTGGCCCATCGGGCTCGTGTGACGTGGAACGGCACGGTTGCCGCTTCCGACAAGACTTCTTTGGCGATGAACGCCATCACGATCTTGATCTTAAATTCAAACTCCAGATTACGGCAGATCACCGCCGCCTGTTCAATACTATCCGCCATCGTACTCTCCTTTAAGTAGTTCCTGCGGCATCAGAAATCGCTAGGACTTCCGCCGCTGTTAGTTCCGTGTTCCATAGGCACACATGTTGTTGGTCCCACCCGCCGTACACCGAGGCATCGCTCGAAATTACAATCGAGTTAACACAATTTACATCCAGTTGGTCTGTCTGCGGGGAAGCAAAAAAAGTCAAATTCGTTTTACCAACGGTTATAATTCCATTCTTGATAGTCCGTATGGCGTCATCTCCAGTAGTCCCGCCGCCTAATTCAGATATAACCCCGACCATATGCCAGCTAGTGGTGTCGTCCAAAATGTTGGTCCGCAGGACATTCATGTTCCCGAACGACGTTACTTGGTTGCCGATGCTAAGCATACTCCTGTTGCCAGACGCATTGAATTGCATGTCGTAGCATTGGGAGTTCCCCGTGCTACTACCCCAACCCGCGTTACGAGCCACCAGCGGTCCGCCCGCAGAACGCACGAATTGTATGATCGTGAATCCGTTATCTCCCGGCATGAAGTCCACGCCCGTATCGGGTACGCCGTTGTTATTCCACCCTTGAGTGGCGTTGCCGTTTACCGCGTCCCCGTTTAAGCCATCGACCCCGTAGGTCGCTCCACTACCTTGAACAGCGAGGTCGTTGCCTTTTGAACTGGAGTCCACTAGAGAGCCGGACGCATCATCACATTTATAATAGCCCAGTAGATTCGAGGGCTGTGTGCTAAGAATAACGCTAGCTAAATCGCCGCCACTTGGAGCCACGAGACTCGACCCTTTTGGTTTATAAATCCCCATTGTTCCGTTTGCTCCGTCTTGAACCACCGGCTTCGGTGCCGGTGCTTTTTTCATCTCTTAAACTGCTCTCAATATCTTGATACTGGTTGTAACCTTCTTTAGGATCACGAAGCGTTTGGTCGCGGACTCGTGGGCGTCTTTGTCGTCGCACACCCAAGAATCAACTACATACGCATGTCTGGTTGTCTCGTGAAGCCTGCCGTACACATGACACTCTGCCGGACCATCACTGTCTTCTGCATGGTCCCAAAAATGAACGTCAACTACTTGGCCTTTTCTGGGTCTCTTAGCCATACTTAAATCCTGTTCTGCATATGCTGCCTAAGTTTCTGTGCGGTGTAAACCTTGCCACACCTTGTACACTGCCCGCCTCCGTTCGGTACTGCCCACAGAAGATTTTTCCTTGTGTATTTGTACCCGTGCATAACGGAACAACCGATCAATTTGCACACGAACCATCTCCAGATTCTTCGCATTCGTCTTCTCCTTCAGGACTCTGAATCATCCCTTGCAGAGTATTAAACTTAAAAATTTCAAGGGACGCCAGTATGTCTCCGTTCGTCATTCCGATGTCCTCGCGGTCTAGCTGCTCAACCAGCTTCTCTAACCGGACCAAAAAAATACGTTGAATGGTGTTGCCATGTTTAACTCCAAAAGACAGACAGGAACCCCTCCGGCGAGACCCGGAGACCGGAAGGGCTCTACTGCCTGTTAAGTGAACAAGTATAAGCTGACCACGGCCGCAGTGCTACCCTCGTTCTGCACTTCGATCCGATCAATGTCAGCGAAATCAGTGTTATCTACGAGAGCCGCCCCGTCCAGGCTTTCCGTGGTGTTGAATCCGCCCTTGGCACCGAACCAGTACGGCTGATTTGCTTCCATAAGGAACAGACCAAACTCCACTGTGCCGGTGTCGTCGTTGCGGAACTCTACGTAGATGTCCTGGTCACTGATGATCAGCCCGCGTGTGAACGTGGTGATGCCCCCGTTACCGGAGGACCACATCAACTGGGACGTATTGCTAATGGCGATACTGACTTCTTGTACGCAGTACGCGACCTTCGTGATGTCGGACAACGTTACGCCGACTAGCCTGTCGCCAACCAACGTCTTGCCTCCAACTGTTACTTCGTGATATACTTTAATTTCTGCCATAATTTACTCCGGTAGGAAGATCGGTTCGTAGTCGTCTTCTATTTCTGCGAACGGATCATACTCGGCCCACCAGGACCTCTTCTCGTTCCACTGTTTCCTCAACCTTTACCTCGACTTTATCCTTGGGTACAAACTTACCCATGAATGCTAGCATGTACTTAAACAAGCCGGGACGTTCTGTTTTCGTCTCGTTCTTACCACCCTGATCTAGCACGGCATGAAAATCATTGTCCAACTCTTCTTTAACCGAATCAGGTAGGATATGGTTCGCGGCTTCGGAGAACGCATCGAATTTCTTCTGCCACTCTTCTTTCCGGTTTGCCCTGTACTCTTCGAGCGTAGGTGCCCATTCCGCCATGCCCGCAGTTAAGTCGTCGATACTGTCCGTCGCCAAGAAGTCGATGATAGCTTGGCCCTTCTCGGCCGCTTCCTTACTGACTGACGCCATCTTCCATCGAACACGAGCAACCAGTTCTTCTGGTGTGTCCATCTCGTTGTAGTACCCTGAGTCCTGCCGGGCCTTCAACGTTGCGTTGTCGAATGTCCCGCCGATACCCAAAGTTGCGTCCTCGGGGTCTGCGTATTTGTGCCAAGAATTTGCCATAGGGGGTCTCCTATTTTCTAAAAGGGAAGGTACAAATAAGGCCCAGTGCAACGAGCAGTAGGGCCGAGGGTTCTGGGATCAGTGTGAACTTCGCGTTGTCGGCCATGTACGGCCCAACGTTCGCCGAAAACGAGATTAGGTCAAATTCTCCTGTGACGCCGAGGAAGAAATCGTTTCGTGCGTCCGGTCGAGCCCACTCGAACTCGCCGTCCACAAACAGCGAGAAGATACCGGGTCCAACGCCCCACAGCGAGATGCCGAAGGCAGTGAACGTGTCCGGTGCGAAGAATGATGTTGCTTGGAAGATGTTGCCGTCCGTGGGGATGTTGAGTTTACCCATTGATACGAACGGTGAGAACGAGGGGTTGGAGCCAACTACTGTCAGATCGCCGGTGCCCGGGGTGAACGTCACGACCTCTGGGTCCGGCACGGCAAGAGAAAATGCCGCCGCACTCTCGTAAGGCATAATCGCACCCTGAGCCTGCTCTACTGTAGCCAGGACCTTGAGGATCACTAACACGACCATAAATGCTGCGAGAATGTATTTCATTCAATCGTATCCGAAGTGTCGTTTGTGGTATACAGGTGACACATCCCCATACCGTTCTTCTTGAATCAACCTTTTATACGTCCGTCTGAGCTTCCGTGTGCATTCGTTCTTATGCTTCTGTCGCCATCTGCTGGTCACACTGTAGATGGGACCAAGTTTCTCGCCCTGTATTGCCTTCAAGTTTCTCATCGCAGTGCCCTCAACATTGCAAGTAAGGCTTGCATCCAGTCGATCTCGGGTTGCTGTTGTTCTATAAACGCGGGGTCCTCTGTATCTGTTACCGGCGTCTGATGTACTCGATCAGGGTTGTTTGGGTCTCGCGGTCCATCGTTGACACAGTTCCCGAGGATACGACCCATTACTCACCTCATGCGTCAATCCGCCTTGGA